GCGCGAGTATTTCATCAATGCATATATAGCAGGCGCAGAAGACATGAAAAAAGAATTAACCAAACAACAAGACAATGATACAAGTACAAACCAAACCCCACAAGAGAATTGAATACCATGCAGGCACAATCACAATGTGTGTTGCCGGGAGCGAAAACATTCAATGGGACTTTGAACTTATCCGTTCCATCAACGGAGAACACAAAAACTCGGTAGAATTAAAAACCGAAGCCACCGAAGTTCAGCGCGAAATAATTGTGGGTACAATACTCGCAAATCTGAAGTGCGAACAAATCAAGTGGACGTGAGAAAATGCAAGATTTGTAAAGAGAAATTCAAGCCACGATTCAGCTCGTTACAAGCCACGTGTCTCAACCCGGATTGCATCATTGAATATGCAAAGCAAGTCAATGAGAAAGCGCAGAAATCCGAAATGAAGCGCAGGAAATCCGAACTGATTACCCTTGCAGAATGGAAGAAAAAACTTCAGGCAGTATTCAATAAGTTCATCCGCACACGCGATGCGCACAAACCTTGCATAAGTTGTGGCAAACCACTCAAGGGAAAGTTTGATGCTGGTCACTTCTACTCGGTCGGTTCAACTCCAAATCTTCGGTTCAATGAAATGAACGTGCATGGTCAGTGTGTTACATGCAACCAGTTCCGACATGGCAATTTGCTTGCGTATAGAGAAGGTTTAATCAATCGAATAGGTCTTGCATCAGTTGAACAATTAGATGTGGATAAAACGATTGAGAAGCGTTACACGATACCCGAGATTCAGGCTTTAATTAGTCACTACAAAACCAAGATAGAACATGTACACCCCGGAACAAATCGCGGAGATAGCAAGACTCCGAAAGCAAAGAAAAGCACTGCTAAAAAATGACGAGATCGGAATGCTGGATGAGGAAGCGTTTGTCGATTGCTCACTCCGACTCTACCAACTCACCGGGCATCGAGGGTATTTGCTCGGCACGTGTTAACGAATCTTGCCTTTGACGATTCGCAGATTGTTTACTTCAAAGTCACCGTTCGCATCCACCTTTATGTGAGCAAAACCATGAGTGTATTTATTCCCCACCGGATGGTAGTCGGGTGAAAGCTCACTTAAGCAAGCCACACTCCAACACGTTACAACCTTGCCGTTGATTGATGGCTCGGTGTGTTCACTTGTTTGGTGGTGGTGTCCACAAATAGCATTGTCCTTTGCCTTCATGTAAAGTGATCGCGCCACGTTCACCGGACTGAACACCGACTTTCCTAACTCATGCCCATGCAGAATTGTAAGTTGTCCTGCATGAATGATTTGTTTATCAGGAATAAACGTGATTCGATGCTGCTCAAGTTGAAGCAGTGACTGGAGATTGTATTCACCCAGTCCGAGAAGGTCAGGTGCTTGCCTCATTATGTAGTGTTCAAAGCGCACATCGTGATTCCCACACTTGAAATAAATTTCCTGCGTAGGAAACAACTTGCGCAAGACCGTCAGAAACTCTCTACATGTATTCACTTCATGCGCTAAATCACGTTTGCGAGGGTCTTTCTCAAAGCGACTGATTGCGTAGAAGTCAATTAAGTCACCATTGAGAATGATTGTATTCACGTTGTGCTGAATGCCGTACTTCAAAGCGAGGGTTAATGCTTCGATGTTGTGGTAAGGCACGTGAATATCCGAAAGCAACAAAATATCATTCGCAGTTTTAGGCAACTTAAAAGCCGTATAAACCGACTCGCGTGATGCAGGTAAGCTCAACGGATTCGGGTCTGGTTTAAGTGTGCTTAAAATTGAACTAAATGCGTTTGAAGGTATAGGCGCAGCAGTTTGTTCTTTGAACTTCATCTTCGCTTTCGCCCCCTTGTAAATTTTGAACTTCGTGTAGAAGCTCCGAAACGTGCAACTCGCTGGGCTGATTGCGTTGTGGATGCGCATGAGTTGACTGCGATATGATTCATCTTTGTTCGAATTTAGAACAATCTCAAAGTATGTCCGGTATTTACTATTCATAATTCATAGTGTGGGTAATCTTTCCACTTCTTCCAGTCACCGCCCCACTTTACCGCAGGATTCATGCTCTTAATGATTTGCGCGAAATTGATGAAGTGCTTTTTATCCCAAGTCAATCCCCCACCGGCTAACCTGAAAGCAATGTCAATGGCTCGCGATGGTTTGCTATTGTGTTTGCTGCCTGACTTTAATTGCGTGACAATCTTGCCCGGTTTAGTTCGCCCTTGTGCGTAAAGTTCAAGTTGTTCTTCAGGTGACCGATAAACGCACGTAACGAATGGTTGTGGTGCATTCGGGTAAGTCATCGTATAAGCAACCGATGCCATTGAATAAGCATCAGCCAGCTCCTTTACTGCATCACTCAGCGCTCGTGTCGGCATTCTGCAAGGATTTCTTCAACCTTCTTTTTTCAATCGCCCGGATGATCAATCCTGCAACAATCAAAATAAGTTCGCGAAGTAAGTCACCGCTTCCGGGATTAGTTAGTTCTTCCATGTTAGTTTATTTCGTTAATGTCTGAATCGTCTGAATCGGTTGTGGTGTTGTCAACAAAGTGAATGAACAAAAATGCCTTTGCACTGTCATACATCTTGTTGATTCTCTCCTTACTTGCATTGAACATCCGCTTTACAAGCACATGGTCGTAATAAATTACAAGCAGGAAAAACACTGCAACGATAACCGCTATTGTGATAACATCACTTCTCATGTGGTGTTCCGCTAAAGAACGCTCCAAGAAACTTAAAAAACGCTACCGATGCACCAAGATAGGCAAGAACTTTTGCCAGTTCTATCACGATTGGTGGCAAGTGTGTACCCTGCAAACCTTCAAGCAAAGTGCCTATCATGAGTAATGACGTGGATTTCAGGAATGTAAAACCGGGCTCACTGAAATCAGCGTCGAACGGATTGAAGTTTAGATTCATTTTTCAATAATTTTTTTAGCATCTCACGCTCGTAAGCTCTCAACGCTTCAGTTTCTTTTTTGTATTGCTTCAGTTTTTGTTCGTTCATGTATATGGTTTACGGAAGTTTGCTCAATAAGTTAGAAAACACCGGACCTCGCGTGTTCATCGCGCTATTGCCACTGCTAAATAAATAGTTTGAACTTGACTTCTTTACACCGATGGGTGAGCGTTGTGGCCAGACGTTATTTGAGTATTCAGGAAACAACGAACTATTCGCACACAAGTAATCCACCATGACACCAGTGTAGTATTCTGCATTTGATTTCGCTCGCTCAATAGCATCCTTCATAACCGTGTCGGAAATCGGTGAAGCATCTTCGCTTGTTCGTTGCACTAACGTGCCGTTATCGAGCTTGTATGTAAGCGATGGGATAGCTTCAACCATTGTCCACCACAGGACAACTTTGCGACAATAATCATCTACCAAAGTTTGGTAGTTACCGCTCAATGTATTGTTCGCGATTTCCGTTTTTAAGTAGTCAAATAACGAATCACCCAAGTAAGGTGAAAGGTATTTGTCTTGACTTAAATATACCGCAGGGTATAAAAGATTCGGGTCAACCGCACCGTTAACCTGAGTGTATTTTTTTATGTAGTTTTCCGAGATAAAAAGTACTTCTGCCATAGTGTTTTATTTTTTATATGCACTTCCATTTCTGCCCCACACTGGATTCGTTGGCAAGAACCCACGATATTGCATGTCTTCAGGTAGCTTTGCAACAAGCTCCTCATTCCTTACCTTGTAACCCATGCGTTCAGCTTTTGCCACCGCAATCCTGCGAGCATCTTCACTTTCAGGGTTAATCTTTGCGCCTTTGCTATTAACCCACACGGTCTTCTGCCACCAATGTTTGCAGTGCCCTCCGCCCTTCCAAAGCCAGCAATCGTAAAAATCAGACCCATTAGGACCCCAACCCGGATTGACCCGTTTGTTTTTCATAGCAACAATATCTTCCTTGCGATATAGCTTGTTTGCACGTAACATCTTGCGACAAAATTCTCTCATGTTATCATGCCTAAATTCACCTGCATATACGTAACGAGTTATGAAGTAGTTGCCGTCAATTAAAGCATCCTGTTCGCTTTTAAGATTTGGTGTTGCCCTGCCCGTGCTGGCTAATTCGTGCGCTGCGATAACTTCAAGCTCTTTGTTTTCAGCATCGTCGGTATCGTAGTCAACCTCGTAAGCATCAATCAAAATCCAATCTTTATTCGGCTCTTCACCGAGTGCAATAAGTTCATCAGCAACGGTTGAAACAGCATCCATCTCAACTTGTATTTGTTCAAGTATTCGTGCCGCCCAATCGCGCCCTGCATCACCGCCCCAAAGTTGCCACGCTATTCTGCCTGCCGTTGGAAATCCATCCTCGCCATCGTTCCACCCTGTCGCTTGTTTGTCAACTTCATGCCTTGCGAAATACGAGTTCATTCTTTTCACCGTGTCAAGTGATAGGTTTCTCAAATTCGAAATATCTCGCGCCCTTGCAACACCGACTTCAGTTCCACCGCGATTGTATTCATCGCGCCACTTCAAACCAATTTCAGCTTCGATTGCCATTTCTTTCGTTGGCTCGAAACTTTCTTCAGCTAATTGATGACAACAACCCTTTTTTTTTTCAAGTGATTGAACCACAGGCGCAGGTGTAGGAGTTGGTTCGGTAGCAACCGAGAATGAAAGTGGTGTGTTTGGAATAACAGTCAACTGAATATTTGGAATTTCAAACGAAAGTATTTCGGTGAAACCTTTAATGATTAACCGTTGCGCAGGCTCGATAACTTGGTTAGTGAATATCTCTAAACCAACAGCCATTTCGTCTTTGTTTGAGCCGAATCCTGACTGCGTTCTAATACCGAAAATCAACGGTGTGGTAATTCGGTGAGCAACCATGACTTTGCTTGTCGATTCCTCACTTAAAAATTGATATTGTTTATCAGCGTCTGAAAGTGGGAATGATGTGATGTCAGGCTTTGGAGTATCGCGCTCGTTGAAGGTCATCAAAAACTTTCCTGCATTGCGTGCGCCTGTTAGTAGCTTCTCCCAGTCACGTTTCATATCCCATTGCTGATCGGGTGGAATTTGCCCGTTAAAGAACGAAATAATAAATGATGGGAATAAACCATTCATGATATTATTCACGTGGTACATTCCAATTTGTCGCTCTAATTCAATATAATTTACCGCACTCCAATAGTCAGGGTTTGGGTATATCTGTCCGCTTGTATATGCAAACTTCCAAAGCACTTGCGATGGCTCTTGAACTGCCATGCTCGGATTGAACTTTGGAATGAATGTCGGTCTGTTTTTTTTCTTGCGTGTATTCGCCCAATCTTCACTATGATAAATTCCAATAACGTCTTCATCTTCACCCTCAACCGCAATGCGACATTCCTCAAATGGTAAGTGACGCAGCTTTGCGATGCTCTTTCTATCATTCGAATAAATTACCTCAACAAAATAACCGCCATACTTTTTGAAGTCATGCGATGCTGCATAGTACTGCCCATAAACGTCAAGAGCTTCAACTCTATCCTGACCAACATTCGATGTGATTCCTTTCCCGGCAATCATGTCACCGATAGAAATGCACAACGAACCATGCACTGGACTTGACTCACTCAATTCGCGCAAGTATTGTGGGAACAAATTGTTTACCCCGAATGCCACCCAGCCACCACGATCAACTCTCTCAACTGAACTGACTGGTTGATATTCCTGCAGCTTGACGTTTACTATGTTGTTATCCATTGTAGATTATATCGTCTTGTATAGTTATTGTCGGCACTTCAAAGTAAATGCCTGAATCGTTCAAATATAAGTATCCTCGCTCACATATTCCCACTACACTCGCATCCGTTGGGTCTAAATTACTATTTGAATTTTGACCATATACCTCGTAACGGTAGCGACCCGGTAAGGTGAGAGAGACAGTCGTAACTTCCAATGTCGTTACACGCTGATTCTCGTTCACAATGGTGGGAACTTGCGCGATAGTATTGCCCACATTACTATTTTCTTCATGCGAAATGATTAACAAATAATCAGTGAACGCAGTTGTATAGTATTGCCTTGCCTCATCGAGTGAAAGTCGCAAGGTTTGATTCGCAGTATTTGTGTTAAGATAGACCATATATAAAAAAGGTGGGCAGTGCGCCCACCCTTTTAATGTGATTTAGTTGTGGTTATTGATCTTCGGTTGTAGGACTTACAGTGTAATTAGCCGCAGTCATGGTCGCATCATTCAACGTGTAAGGTTGAACTGGCTCATCACTTGTGAAAGTCAACTGATAACCCTGCAAGTCACCGAATGCAGCTCCGGTCTGGAAAGTTCCTGCGGTCATGTACATTCCGTTAGTTGTTCCGAAAGCAAGTATTTTACCGCTATTCAATTCAACAAACAATCCTACACGTGCTTTGGCAAGTGCTTCGAGTTCTTCACGCTTACTCGCATTGATGTTCTTCAAACTCAATGAAACGCTGTGAGTATAGAACACCGTTCCATTCTCCAAAGAAACAGTCGGATTGAAAGTTGCAGAAGCCGAGTTTTTAAGTGGCTCATAAGTATAAACCGTTCCACTTCCTGCGGTAACTTCAGCCGGAGTACCACCGATAGTGTAGGTTAATTGGTCGAATTTGCCGATGTATATTTTCTTGATACCCCCGATGCTATCGTTGCATCCGAGTGTGAATCCCGTGGATAAGTTACAACTCATATTTGTATTTTATTAAAGGGCGGCTATTACACCGCCCTATTGTTTTTGATTATTAGAAGTTTGCTCCGTAAGCAACGATCTCATTACCGAAACCGTACTGAACACCAGCGAAGAAACGAGCGCGGAAACGCACATTGTCAGAAGCATCAAGGTCAGTCATGTCAAGAACTTTCACTTCGTTCCAGTCAGAAAGAAGGTTAGTTCCGAACCACAAGTTTGACTTTTGAGCCATCAGCATGTGGTTAGCAGGAAGACCTGGGCAAACGTGAATCTGATATCCGAAATAAGACTTCGGCATTTCAGGACCACCGTAAGTGTACCATCCGTTTCCTGCACCAGCGTTAGCAATCATGTAGTCTTCCCATATATCTTGTGACAAGTAGATGATTGGCTTTTCAGTTGCACCCTTTACACCTTGTGGGCAAGCAGCAACCAAAACACCGATTTGAGCAATTACGTTGCTTGAGTTGATAGTGGTAGGAGTTGGCTTGATAACAGTTCCATCAGCAGCCATAAGAGTAACGAATCCATCGTACTCACCAGCGTTGGCTGAATCTCCGTTCCAAATCAAATCTTCGTTCTTTGCACCAGCACCGCCCAAGATTGTAGCTATCAAAGCATCAGTCAATGAAGCAGGCAGGATGTCTTTTTGGATGTCACCAGCATCCCAGTCGTGAAGCAAGCTTCCGTTCTCTGCACCGAGATCACCCTTGCAGATTTGACGGTGAATTTGAAGCTTCTTAATCTCAAGGATTCTTTCATCCAAAGTGATCTCACCAGTTGGAGTGAAGTCGCAAGTAGCATCAGCGAAAGTGATGTCATCTACCAAACGTCTTACGACCTGCTTGTAGTCAACATTCTCTTTTACAGTGATTCCTGCGAGTGTTTCGTTTGACATAAATGCAGCGCGGATATATCCACCTGCAACCTTACCAGAGTAAGTTGTAGTTAATGAAGTAGTTGTAGCCATTTTATTTTATAGTATTATTTTTTGATGTTTTGTATTTGAGCCATTACACGCTCTTGGTATGTCATTTGTCCCCATGGTTTAGCAGGAGCAGAAGCAGACAAGGTCGCTTTCTTTTCTTTTACCGATGGAGCTGCTGGAGCTTTCTTCAGTGCAGCAAGTTCAGTTGCACTGACTGTTGCATCATTCTTCGCTTTTGCAAGTTCTTCGCTCACCGCAGAAAGTTCAGCGTTCTTTGAATCGAGTGCGCTCTGAAGGTCAGAGATTTTTTGTGATAGTGAATTGATTGTAGCAATGATGTCATCGCTGCTCATTTCACTTTCAACTTCCATCTCTTTTACTTCAGCAATTTTGCCATCCTCACCAACGATGAGAATCTTTCCGTCTTCAAGCGGATATTCACCAGCTCCAACCGGAAACACGTTTCCTTCTGCGTCCTTCATGTAGCAATCCGAACCAACACCGAAGTCATCGGCACTTGTGTAAATCATGTTGCCATCAGCAAGACGTGCTTCGGCTTCAAGTTTCACCTCTGATTCGAACTTCACACCGTGCGCATTCGGGTCAATTCCAAACTTTTGGAAGATGCCCAGTAATTGATCTTTCAATTTCATTTGTATAAGTTCTTTTGCGTATAACGGAAGAACTCCGATTTTGCCCACTTCGGTGGAAAAAAAGTTGAAAATGAAAAAACCCCCACCGTTGTGAGGGTTTCCCAGTAACCAATTAACAACAAACAATTTATAACAAAAAGCGTTGCGAATTTATATGTTAGCGAGGACTCGCTCTATCTCTTTTATCAGTAACGATTCAACACTCACGTGATTCATTTCCACAACTTGTTCAGTGAACATCCCTTCGATGCTGAATCCACGAATAGCACCGGACTTCACTTCTTCCCATACGTTGTCATCGTCAACCTTTGCCCCAATAAACCATGTGCCATCAGGTAGATCACTCAATCCGAGTGCGATGCTTTTATCGCTATCACCTTCTTTGAGCCATGATTCCACAATAGTGACTCCGCTCACTGGGTATTGATGCTGAAGGTTTGTGGTATGGTGTAAGTTCTTTTTGTAGAAGTTGTGTGCAAGTGTTTCGATTGTTTCTTTTTCGAACTTCATGTAATATTCCTCATTGTTTTGGTCAATGCGAAGAATCAACTTTTCGGGTATGAGTGCAGCACCGTATAGCATCCTGCGCTCTTTGTCCACGCTTGACAACTTTACTTTCTCGCTTGAGAGTGCAACCCAATTTTCTTCGATGGCAGGAACGTCAACAAGTCCCATTGCCGTGATTCCGAGTTTACCGTTCTCGTCAATCACACATTTTACTATTCTTTTTTTATCCATTTTATTTTAATTTATTCGTGCTAAATCTCTGACTTTATCGCGTGCTTCAACCGCACTACTAACGTCTTGCGCAAGTACATAAGCCTTTGGTGTTTGGTCTGGTCTGTTTTGTAATAGTCCAAGATTGAGCGCATTGAACGCAGGAACGCTCGGTTGACTTCCGCCACCTCCACCGCCTACACTTGGCACTGATGTACTTCCACCGCCACCGCCATCGCCGCCGTTTTCATTGAATTTTGTTGATGCAATTTTTGCTATTTGCGCAATACCCGTAGCTGCCGCAATACCAGCTTCAATGAATTGCACACCACCTGCTATTTTCAAAGCATTACCCCCGGCAGTTAATGCAGCCGTAACGGCAAGTCCTGTTTGAATACCAGCCTGTGCGATACCATAGGCTTTGTTACGATTGAATGCGGCACGTGCGCCTTTCTTGTTGTTCTTGCTAAATGCTTCATCAAGTCCTGCGATAGCACCAATGACATCACTTGCCATTTGCAAACGCTTCATATTTAATTCAAGATTGAGCTGACGAATTTTTTCAGCTTTTTCTTTTTCAATTTCAATTATTTTATCTTTATCATTATAAGCTAACCTTATTTTCTCAGAATATTCCAATTCTAATAAAGCACGTCTTTCTTCAAATCCAGATAAATCATTTTGAGCACGTAAAATATTTATTTCATTATTTCTTAAAGTTTCCGCGTCAGAAATAGCAATAGCATTATTTTGTAATGATTGTTCCAGTTCTTGTTTTTTTTGGGCATATGCAATTTCTGCATTTAACCTATCTTGTGTTCCCTCCTTATATGAATCAATTTGATTTTGTAATCTTTCGAGTTGTATAGATTTTTCTTGTTCTAAGACATCTCTCTGTGCTTTTAATCTGTCAATTTCATTTTTATTTGAATCAGCAGCAAATTTTGCTGATGTGATGGCTAAATCTGTTTTACTTTGAGCTTCTGTCTTTATAAGCTCATTAAGTTCTTTGTTTAATGCAATTTGATTTATTAATTGTTCGGATCGTTGGGAAGTTGCTTTTGCTTTTACTTCTTCAACTGCGGTTAATGCTTCTGTTACGGCTACCTGATTTTCTATTGTTTTACTATGCGATAATGTAGCTTGTGCTGCCGCTAATTGCGCTTTAGCTCCCTTCAATTCAATTTCTTCTTGTTTATCTATAATTGTACTCAATTTGGCATTTGCTTCAATTCGTTTTGTAATACTTTCTGAAGTATCATCGCGCAACTGTCTTTGTATCTCAGCTTCTCTTTCATATTGAGCGGATAATTTTGCAGATAATGCAGCGGTAAGTTTTGCATTATTTTGTAAATTAACTAATTGAACATTTGACTTATATATTTCTGATACATAATCGGAAAATGACTGTGCGCCTTGTATAACGGCTTCAGTTACATTATCTACGGTATTGTTAACACCTGTAAGTATATCGATAGATTCTTTTCCAGCTTTCCCAAATGAATCTAAGGCAGCGGAAAATTCTCCTGTAAATAAATTTTTAACACCTTCTGCTAAATAACCAAGAGTATCTAAAAAAGAATTAAATCGTTCTATAAGATTTTCTTTAATAGCATTACCAAAATCTTTTAACGATTGTACTGGATTTTCAAAAATTCCCTTAAAATAATCAATAATTTTTCCAGCGTTATCTAATATAAAATTAAATGCGTCTTTAATAATATCAGTAAACGTACCAAATGCAGCAGAAAAAAAATCAGTTGCTTCTTGTGTGGAACTTATTACGCTTTTAATTGTATTAAATGCAGCAGCAACTAAAGCGATAACACCAGTTGTTTTTCCTATTGACTTTATACCATCTGCTAATTTTTTGAATGCTGAATCACTTTTTTTAGATGTCTTCTCAAGATTAGCCGTTTTTTCATTTACATCATCTAATTGTTCTTTTACTTTATCAATGATTTCAGCATTACCATCGTCATTTATTCTTAGTTTGACAATGAATTCATTTTTCTCCATAATTATAAAATTAATTTATAAATACTAAATAATATTAATATCCAAAATATAGTGTGCACTAAATAGATAACGGAAGTTTTGACGATTTTGCGCCTGCGACTTATTGAATAACCCTCATGCCTGCATTTTATTCCAGCTTTCAATAAAGCCAAAGACATACCTATATCGTTTCTCATCGGAATTGTGTGTAGTTAATTTCTGCAAGTAATCTTGTGGTGAACGGATATGCGCCACCTGCAATTTGAATGTTCAATCTATGTTGCGCTGTGTTTGTTGCAGTGTCAATGATTAACGCGACAGTCCTTCCTGCCATACTTGTATCTTGATATTGAACTATGGGTGCAGTCGCGAAAGCAATGCCACCAGTTTTTCCCATCTGTGCGGTTATTGTTGCATTGATGTACTGATTGATTGTTGGTTGAACCATGATGTGCATTCGCATATACCAAAGCATTTCATCTTCCATCTCAATCCGCTTATTCGCAATGCCTTCAATAAATAATTCAAGGTTGTTCAGTGTCGCTGGGTATGTACCTTGATTCGACATCAGGAAAGTTCCTGCACTCTGCGAACCATTATAGGCATAAGTGCGGTCATCTTGAGTCCATCCACCACCAATAACAAGACCCGGCACAACTGATTCAACTGATTTTCCAAAGAGTGCTGCACCTCGCTGATCACCTTTCAGCGTGATCGTGTCACCGACTGCAATTAAATTATCATTAGTTCCTTCAATCCTGATGTCATTTCCCGCAAACATGGAGAATGTTGAACTGCCTGCATCGAGATTGCTTGTGGTGTTTATGTTATTGATGCCTGATGAAATAGTATTGATGCCTGCGATTTCACCGCGACCAGTTGTGTCATTGTTCGGTTTACCGACTGAAGGTCTATCGCTCGGACGTGCATAGCAAAGATTTGTGTCTTGACTCCATGTGTAGTTGAACGCTCGGCAGCATGTCTCCGAAGCACTCACCGGATTGCCTGCCAAATTCAAAAAGTTCACCGAACCATCAGGATTCACCGAATCAGGTTTCAAGTCACATCGTGGCGGTGCAGCTTGTCCAGGATTCATCTTGAGTAATTTCACTCGCGTGCTTTCAAACTGACCCATCTTGTAATCACTCAACTCAAGCACTCGCCAGTAAGCATCTTTGACAAATACAAAATCCGCAAAGTTCAGAGATAGGATATCGGTGTTGTCAAGCGCAAAATTCGCTTCAAGTATTCGCGCATCATCCGAGTAAATCGTATCCAAATAATCGCGCCAGTAAAGCGTAAACAAGTTGTCGAACGGATTCGCGGTGTAATCATGCAACGGTGTTTCCGGTGCCCAGTTCAAATCCTCATGGTTGTAGTCAGGATTGAATCCGCTTGTGTTTGAATAGTGCGTGAGCGTTGGCACGGATTGAGTTACACCGAAGCCACTCACCTCATCATAAATGTAGATGTCAGCATTCTCGCTATAATATAAAAAGCGCAGTCCGGGTGCTGCGAACTTTGGTGGTTCGCTACCGCTTTGAGTCCAAAATCTTGGGCATATAATATTTGAGCCATTGACTTGCGTGGCAGGAGTCGATTGAGCAACGAGCTTCACCGATGTTTCGCCAGTCGCAAATGAACTGGGTATTTGAGTGACTGTCGTTGTGTATGGTTCAGGTTTGTAGTCTCCGTATATCCTGCCTTGGTCAACAAACAATTTCGAGTAAGTGTCTTGCCCTGCGGAATAGGTGAACGTCAATTTTGTTTTGCGCAGATCATCAGTCCCTTTGATGACAATATCTTTTGAAACGTCAAGTTTCTTTGTCCAGTCAAGTGTCGCACCGCTACCGATAAAGGTCTGCATCGGTTCTAACTTCAACTTGTTTTCAATATTCAAGTCAGGCACAACTGCGAGATTGTGCATCTTGATGATGTCAGAAACGAAGTCAATTTGCTTAACATCCGGTGCATTGAACTGATAAACAATATCCGCATTTGAAAGTATTTGTAAATCTTCCAATTCAAAAAACGTTCCGTTTGCATCATAGGTTATAGTCGGTGTGCCGGGTGCAGTGGATATAACTATTTGATGCCGATATATTACTTGACATGTATAACCAGTTCCTAAAAAAATAGACGGTGTCACACCAGTATAAACACCATCACTGCCATGTCCTAAAAGCTGTATATAATAATCAGTTGTGAATGAACTTGGATCCGTTACTCGTAGCTTAAATGCAATCGCTTGCATCTTGTTGACATTGCTCAAAGTAGTAGTTAGTCGAAATTTGTAATATCCAATCGCATTCGGTGTGTATGTGTAGGTTATTGGATCATAAGTCAAACCACTATCAAATACTACAGTATCAAATGGAAATACAGTATTCGCTATTGTTTGCGTGCTGGTTATTGCAGTGCTATTCTTAACTCTGAAATCAAAGTCACTAACCGCTTGCGCATAAATTAGTTTTTCAGTATTGCACCAAGGAACATAGTAATCTTGTATGATGGTCAATAGATTGCTTGCATCAAGTTCATATCCTGCATCCTTGAATATTTCAGTGAGCAAATAATCTGCCCGAACGCATGGAGTCAAATCCCCTGCATATAATGGCGAACCGCCAACATCAAAGACTCTGCGTGTGTTTATTTCACCTTGTTCGCTAAATGCCAAACCGCCAGTCGCTCGGTCAATCAATCCCCATATCCTGAAACTGTTTTGCACCGTTACATTCGGTAGCACCACGTTCTCATTCTTTGTTGTCAGGTCGGTAATATCCGCGAGCTTCTTTTCACCTATCTCTTTGACGAAGTTCGGTGCTTGTGAATAGAATGCCACTTGAAAATCACTCAAGTAATCCTGCTGCTTGTATGCTGCCATTATGCGCAAGTAACCGCGACTGATTGGTATAGTGTCAACCCTCAACTCCGCTTCATACTTGCGACTGAAGGAAAGAACATCGTCAACAAAGTTGTAATCGTAAAGCGGTCCAAGTGCTTCGACATTTCGCTTCGTTGCAGGAATCCTGAAGTCACGCGAGAATGTGCCTATCTGCGTAAAGTTATTTAAGTCCGTGAACTGATAGGAAAGCGAGATGGATTCGTTCGGGTATAGGTCAAGGAAAGTATTTGTTCCAATGAATGCGTAAACATAAATGTCGATGCCATCATTTTGGTCCGGTGCCAGTACAAATGGTGGATTGATGTACACCCGTCCGTTGATATCGTCCGTACTTACTACATACGTGGTAAACTCAACACTTGCATTCTTATTATTATAGAACTCAACCTTGCTGCCATTCGGATAATTTACAGCTAATGGCAATGCACCTGATTCAAAATAATCCGAAGGACTGCCTGCTTGAGTATATATGTCAGTGAATGTCATTGTAGGCGAAATCACGCCTGACCTAACTATTAGTTGTACTTCGTTCTGCATTATAGTCCCCAATAAGGTTGTGAAAATTTCAAGTTCAATGTAAGATTATGGAGCTTACCCTCGTTGCTTTTCTTCTCAACAAAAGAAGTCTGCTCAATGCTTACCGGAGTCACGCGATAACATCCGGTATTCTCGTAGTCTTGGTTCTCAATTATCTGAACTTGATTCGATGTAAGTAGTGAACGCAGGAAAGTGAACTCACCCTCACTTAACCAGTCGCTGGTCACAAGCAAAGATGTCGTGTTCAGATTTGACCTATCAGTCAACATCCGAGTGCCTGCATAAAAAGGTTGGTCACCGCCTGCAAAACCATAATCGAAATCAGTCTTCAGCACCGAGTTGTATTGCTTGCGCTCAATTTGTGTCGTGCGCTCACTCTTTAATTGAAAGTTCCAATAATCCCACCCACCGCGACTGTTCACCCATGCCAAACGTACCGGAGTGTAATTGCAGTTCTGATTCCAATTACCCATCGTTTGCTCATTGTAGAAAACGTACACCGCGCCTGCACGATCATCAGATGAATTTCTTGGAACTACCAAATAATAATCGCAGTTCGCAGGAACTGTGATGCTTCCCGGATACGCTGCGACATGTACAAGCGGTTCGTCTGCATTCAACAAAACTTGCGGTGAACTAATTAGCACATTCGCACTTGTATAAAAGTAGAACTCCACACGGTCTAATTCATTCCCGGTGAGTGCAGTTGATGTGCTGAATGTTAAGCATCCGAGATCATCCCACCGACAAGCTATATAAATCAAAAACGGAAGCGGATTTGTGAATGGAATATTGGCACTATTGTTCCATCTGCTCGTTGTAGTCAAGCGGTCTGAATACGCATACCATCCAGTTGTGTCAAGGTCGGTTGTCCAAATGAAATTCATAGGCACTTCCCAAGAATAATTGCATGAGTTTGGCAAGCTAATCGTATCAGGTTTATATCCTTGGTATGGCTGAAAGTATGAGTTCGTCACAACCATATTTGTGATTGTGTCCGTTGCGCTACCCTCTGAAGTGTTTCGCGTGAATACATCATTGTCAATCCACCACTCGGTAATCTCAATGTCATACGTCTTGAATCCGTTGCCGTCAACTTCATAGCATGTGTCTGCATGAATCTCAAACCCCGGAATCGGTTCTTCCTGATGGCGCAAGTTTACAAGCGGTGACATGTCGAAAACACCACGACCTTGAAGGTCTGGTGAAATGAATACCTGATATGTTTTCCCGGTTGCAAGCTCGGTTAATTCAAAGCCGAATTTGAATCCGGTGTATGCGCTATTATTGGAAGTATAAACGATGTATAAGCGTTGCCCCTTTCGTGTATAGCTATATGGTTTATCTACTTGTGTGAGTGCCATTATTGATTGTTTTTATTACGTCCGTCTAAATCTAATTCGAATGAAATTGCTTCATTCAAGTATTGAAAAAATGCAGGTGAGCGTTCATCAAGTATTTCTTCTATCGCAGTTGTGTAGTAAAGTATTCCCGGTGTGCCGTTGCGACCTATTGCATACGCGATTCGTTTCGCTGCATTGCGCTGCGCTTCGTCACTATATTTTATGAACTCATTCTTTGAGTTGCGCAAACGTATCTTGCGAAGTTTCATCCATTCAATTATCGGGTCAATCGGTGGTGGTTTCGCGCCTGCCCTACGTCCGAATTCAACGATGTCAGCGTATTGCTGGGTTTCCTCGCTTTTTGTGGTGAACTTTATAAACGGCTTGCCCCCTGCTACACTTGATTTGAAAGTTAACGAGTTGTATAACCTACCACTCGCATACCGATTCCGATTGTAGCTTTTACCATTCGGATATTTAATGCGCTGCGTTACCTTCAGATTACTCTTTGCACGGTCAACAACGTCCTTGCCGAATATGTTGAGTAAGTCTTTTAGCTGCTTATTCATCGACCAATACTCGTTTTATTTCACCGCCACAAGCACACAAGATTCCGTATTCAATACCCTCCTGAATTTCAGGTGCATCGATTGTTCCTACTTGCGTGCCACAATTAACACATATCAAATTTGCTTTCATGTTTATGATGTATAAGTTGCAGTAGCTCCGGATGAACCAGCACTACCAGTTATTGTTGTCGGTGTTGTCGGTGTGCTTACGCTTCCACCAGTTCCATCCACTTGCGTGACGGTTTGGTCTTTTATTCTGATGACTGTGATTCGTCCACCATTCCCACCAAATCCACCATTCCCACCGATTCCGGTTCCAAGTGCATTGCCCCCAGTTCCACCAGTTCCACCATTCGCAGAAATGAAAGTGATTCCGTTAGTGCTTATTGAATTGCAGATGAGAACTACATACCCACCACCACCAGCTCCACCGCCACCGCCTGCTCCGGTGTTATTGTTTCCACTATTCGCACCAGTTCCACCATTGCCCCCATTCGATGCAATGGCTGATGTACTTGTAGTGTTTGCTACTGTCACCGAATAAGCAAAGACGAAAGTGTTTCCACCCCCACCGCCAGCGCATCCACCCTGCACACCTGATGCTGAAGCTGAAGACGAACCACCACCACCACCACCACCATTCAATCCTCCGTGAATGTGGTTAGTAATAACTGTGGGCGGTGTGACTAAACCTTGAACCGTGTAAAGTGAATACACTTGTGGTATGCGGATCACTGATGTCGCAGCAGTCAAAGCAACAGATGTCGCATTTGTTTGAGCTGCACCACCATTGCCCCCATTGAAAGCAGCATTGCCACCCTTACCTCCTGCACCGCCTGCTCCACCGATTCTCAAATAGTTGCTTGTTGATGCAGTGGGCGCGATTCCTGCTACTCCATTGCTACCAGCTGAACCGCCTGCTCCACCATTACCGCCCAAATATTCACCAGTTGTTCCTGCTGCTCCACTCTGCAATCCACCATAAACCGTGCGACCCTTCCCGGTTCGACCTCCGTTTCCGGTTCCACCATTCGACCCACCATTGAAACCAACACCTACCGCACCAGTCGTTCCGTTGTTGTGGATGGCATTCGCCCCTGCGTTGGTTAAATCCAAAGTATTCTGGACAAATAACCGCCATCCATTCAAGTCAATCGAACCGCCACTCACAAGAGTCAAGTTGTAATAATAAGCATCAGCACTCAACACGACTGTGCTATTGATCGTAGTCGTACCGCCTGCCGTGGAAGCATCTCCGAATATCTGAAGACGTTGCTGCGAAATGTTTGAACTGAATGCAGTATAATCACTCGATGTAATTAAACCGCGATTGCTTGCGCTTGCCGTTGGTATATTGAATGTGTGCGTGCTGCCGACACTACTTATCCCGAAGTCCGTTCCACTTGAACCAGTCGCAAAATTTTGTGTGTTTGCAGTCAAGCCGTTAAGCGAACTCAAGCCGATTGCATAAGTTGTATGCACCTCACCAATTTTCGCATTCTCGGTATATAGCGTGACAGTCTTGCCATTCGTGTTCTGAATGTCGAACTCAATGTGGATTCGGTCCGTTGCAGTTGTTACAGTATTCGGAACTGATATTGCAAACGTGTATAAATCCACTACATTTCCGTTTGTGATTTGTTCAACTGGCGATGTGCCTACAAGCGTAAAAGTCGAACCATCGTAAACATAAAGTTTCGCAAGTATCTCTGCGTGATTAGAACCGCCACCAGTCTCACTTAAATAAACATCTACTGTCCAAACACCTGAAGGTAAAACCAAGTGATTCGGTGAACCTACGTCAGTAATGAATCGCGCAATAACTCCAGTTGTCGCACGTGTGAAATTCGCAGCAGGTCCGGTGTTCGCTGTTGTTCCGAGTTGGTAGTATGTATTGCCCCCTATTGTTCCTTGTGACGTATTGCCGTTGAAATAGAATAGCTGACCACCACCGCCTCCGGTACTTGGGAAATTCGCAAGCGTGCCATCACCTCTCACGTATTGATCAGTTGTACCTGCACCACTTACCGCCAAAGTTCCCGATGAAGTAACTGGCGAACCGCTCACACTAAATGCAGCAGGCATCGTAAGACCTACCGAAGTAACTGTTCCGCTCGGTATGGATGGAAGATTCAATAAGTCATTGTAATCGCCCGAAGTCGCAACCGTTGCAAATGTGGGTTTATTCAATATTTGATTGTCACCACTTGTAGAATTCCAATCCGTTGGCGATTCACGCAAACGATTGCCTGCACCGACTAAAGTCCAATAGCTTGTGTTCGTTGGTATGATGGAGTCATTAGTGGCAATGCACTCATAAACATTCCCATTGTACCAAACAAAGTCACCAATTTCATATTCATTCCCAGTTGCACTGACATGATCCGTAGACCATTCAAGAGCAACTAATTCACCACCACCGCCACCGCCACCGGTTGAATCAAATGTAACTGAGCCATCTCCGTTGTCAGTAATCGTCATGTTCGTGCCTGCCACAAGATTGAGCAAGGTTTGGTCCACGTTGTCAGTCCCTTCCACCTGAAGCGTGACACAACATCCACCCTCACCACTTCCACCCGAACCCGAACCGCCCGGTGCATAATCCGCAGGAATGTCACATGCAGACCAGTTCCACGGCACGCGAATGGCAAGCGAAAGAGTCACACCAGTTAGCGTGTGTGTATCTTCATGAATGAACGGAGTGATGGTTGACCCATCCACACTCTGAACAAGTGGGTCAAATAAGGTATTGCCGTTCTTAATTTCAGCGAGCAAATCCTCTGCTAATCTTGTGCAGTCGCTTATGGCTTCGCGTATGTATTCGGCTTCGTGTTCTTTGTCGCGTGTCAGGTCGCTAAACGTGATGTCAAAAGAATACTCAC